CTGGTCTCCCGAATATTAAACTCTTTGCAAACTAGATTTTTAACCAGAGCGGAATTGGCCTGGGCTTTTTTTACTTTAGCCGCCAGCTGCTCAAGGCTTTTAATGGTCCCCAGGCCGGGGTTGGCTTTTCGCCAGCAGGCCGGGTCAATCCACTCCTTACGGTTGTCCAACTCATAGATAAAAGCTATAAAATGTTCATCCTTATAGCCGTTCTCATCGAAATATCCGTTTATTACCCTTTCAGCTTCTTCGTATTTCTGGTCATATAAGTCCTCTCGGATTGTGCCAGCTGTTGACGTCATGTAAATCAGTGGCTGCTCCCGGGCACTAGTGCCGTCAGCAATAATATCATACAAGGCCTTGCCATTCTTCCACTGATGAATCTCATCCATCAGCCCCCCATGAACGTTCAAGCCGTCCAAGGTATCACTATCCGACGCCAGGGGTTTGAATATGCCGTCATTAAATTCGCTAACCAGTTCGGCAACCAAAGCCTTTATCCTTTTGCGTAATGCTGGCGACTTGTTCCGCATACGCTTTGCTTCGCCCCAGATTATCTTAGCCTGATCACGTTTTGTAGCCACGGCATAAACTTCCGGGCCGGGCTCATTGTCGGCTACCAAAAGATATAGCCCCACAATGGAGGCTAATAATGATTTACCGTTTTTCTTACCGACTATAAGCAGCGATTCCCGGTACTTTCGGCATCCGGTAATATCTATGAACCCAAAGACCGTGGCCAGGTGTGCTTTTTCCCAGAGTTCAAGTCTTACTGGCTTCCCGCCCTCTTTGCCCTTGGAATGTTTACAGTAGTTCTCGCCAAACTCAATGACATGGTTAGCCCGCTTGGGGCTGTAGTAATATTCACTGCTATTGTCGGTCAGATCATAGACTACCTTCTGATATGTCTTTCGGACCTTCTCACTGACTACCTCTTTGCCGCATTCTATCTGCTCCCAGTACTCTAGGATTGGATTATAAGCGAGCGGGTATTTAATCATCTTCTCGCCCGCCCACGAAACCGTCAAAGCCATCATCCTCAGGCTTTGCCTCATCTTTAGGCAGTAGGTCAGTGAGCTGCTTTATTATTTTCTGATAGCTGGTATTCATCGTGTTATAGAGATCAGCTACTGGCCGCTTACGCTCATACGGATCCTGGTTGATTCCCTGCTGAAACATTTCGACAAAACCATTCTGATCCAGGTCCTCCTCAAAATCCTCCAAAGTTACTCGCATGAAGGCAGCCCGCTGGATCAGGCCCTGGACCGTTTGTTTTTTTTCGTCCTTTATGTTTTTGTAAATTTTCTTAAGTCGGTTTTCC